AGGAGGCACTAATGAAGGATAAAGATTTAGCATGGGATATATTTAGAGATGGACTATTATTTATATTCATGTTAATAGTTACTATAGGTTTTATAAATCCATTCAGTAGCTACTATACATGGTGGAATTTATTATACATGATTAACAACTAGAAGGAGAGAGCAATGAAACTAAGTAAGATAATAAAAACAATAGAAGTAATAGAAGAGAAGAGAGTACCTAGTGATATACTGGAGGGGTTTCTTTATCACTCAAGGAGTAGAGAAGAACCTATTCAGATACATGACATGGACATTGTACATGTAATACGTGCTTTTAAGAATGCTATGCATAGGTTAGACAACCAAGTTATTGTTGGTAAGATGTATCTTGATGGCATGGAAGCTGATAGAGCTAGGATACATGAGCTAGTAGTGGAGAATAAAAAGCTAAAGAAACAACTAGAGAAGGAGAAAGCATAATGAGTATGTATATAGAACCTATTGATGGGACTGAACATCTAGCTGATGTTGTAGCTGAGTTTAAGTTAGCACGTAAGCTACAGTATGAGCATGAGTGGGATGAAAACTCAGAGCAAGCAGAATTTTATAGACAACGTGCAACCTATTATGGTAGGTTAAAAGATGAGGGAGTATTGTATGACCCAAAGTTTTAAAGAGCTTAACACAACGTTAATCATTGAGGAGCTTAAGGAGATAAGAGAAAGTATAGACAAGCTTACTGGATTGAATGGGTGTGTAGCTTATAATGACGGAGAGTTTTACAGACTTATAAAGAAACTTAAACAACTAGAGGAGAGTATAGAATGAAGTATAGATATATACATGAGGAGGTTAGCTTTGATAGAAGGACATGGGAGGTACATTCAGACGTACCACTAGATAGATTTAAAGTGGAGCAGTTATGTAGTGAGCATGGGTTTGACATAGGAAAGTTTAATCATGGAGATAAGACAGTAGAGTTTTGTGGTACTGAGTATGGAGACAATGCTGAACATACTACATGGGAGCATGAAGGAGCAACTATAAAGGAGATGGACTATGACTGAACCCTTAAGTTTAATGGAGAGACTAGCAGTAGAAATGCAAGACTTAATCTCTAGTAATGAGAGAGACAAGCGAGAGATTGCATGGCTCAGAAAAGAAATGGAGAAGAGAGAGGAGTTAACAAAACTATACATGGATACAAAGTATGAAGACGTTGAAGACAAGTACATCAAGGACACAAAGTTTAGAAAAGCTATCAACGAATACGTCAAGCAATGGATAGTAGACAATGCTTGTACGTGTGAGTGTGATGAGTGGGCAACCTTCTACTGGAATGGTAAAGCCTACGACCTTAACATCTTTGTGAAAGATGATGTAGAAGAACCTACTGTACATGATGTACAAGCAGTAGTATATGCAGTAGGATTTGATGGAGTTAGTTTAAACTGTGACACATCTAATGGGTGTGTGATGACAGACTTCAGACCAACTGAACTAGAACTTAACAACTATGGAGCACCATAATGAGTAACATATACGTACAGATTGATGATGATACTTACCTATCAATACATCAAGATGAAGACACAGGTGTACAAGAATGTGTACCTATGTTATACAAAGATAACACTATGATAGGACAACCTATCTACTACTCAACAGTAGATGAGATGTGTCACATACTAGATGATGTAGCACATAGAGATTACTCTAGGTTTTATAAAGAAGCAGAGCAGTTTATATTTAGATTTGATGAGGCAGACAATGACAATTAAAAGAGAACTCAGTCAGTACTATGGAGATAGTGAGTGGGGTAGGAGTGCAAAGGTAACATATGTTGATGACCAGTATGGTAAGTTCTACTATGTTACACAGTTTCAAGATAATACACTAGTAAGAAAGGTAGCAGTCAGAAGTGAACTAGAAGCAGAAGCAGTAGCTGAAGACTGGACTTTATCAAATCCAATAGTAGTTAAAGGAGAGAACTAATGAGTAGAAATAAGTATGATGATGCTTACCTAATGGGGTATCACAATGGTTACCATGATGTAGGATATCTTAATCCATACCATAAGTATGATGCACCTCAGTATCACATCAAGTACATGAATGGACATAAGGATGGGTGTGGTTTGAAGAGAGATGAGGAGTTTATTGAGTTACTAGAAGAAGAAGTAGCAAGGAATGAGGAATGGATAACTATGTACAACACAAAGGAGAGAGTATGACTAATACATTCATGGTGTTATGGATTGTTATGATGGCTACAGTATCAGGTATAGGATACTGCACCAAGTATAACATGATAGGGGTACAGTTTTTACTGATGTTACTAGGTGTAATTGTACTAGGTGTATCAGGTATAACGGAGTACCTATAGTTATATATGTGAAAGGGAGTCTATCTTGGTTGTAACTTTAGAAACAGAACAGTCTATGATTGAGGAACAGCTTCAACTTGAGACTGACATGATGACAGGTGGAATACAAAGGTATAGTAAAGTCGTGGATGTAGCAGTAGATAAGGGAAAGGAATCACACACACCACATGGAAGAGCTATAGTATCTAGGCTAGTACAAACTGTGACAGGTGCAGTAGTACAGTTCATTAAGAATCCTACCAATACCTCACGAGATATTGCTTGGAAAAATTTAAAGGACATGGATGCAGAACAAGTTGCATACCTTGCACTAGTCACACTAGTGGATTCAATTAGCAGAAAGAATACTCTGCTGTATGTAGCTAGAACTATAGGTAGTAACCTTGAGATACAAGATAGGTTAGACAAATGGATACACTCTGAAGGAGCAGTAGCTAACAACACAATCAAGCTTGCTATGAAGAAAGCATATGGAGCTAGAAGGTTTGGTCTAACTAATAAGATGAACAAGGATGGCTACAAGAATACTGAGTGGCTTAAATCTGAACGTGTTCACGTAGGGTTTAAGATGGTTGACTTGATTATACAGAGCACAGGTATCATCAAGCTTGACACACAGCAGACTGAAAGGAGGAGACGTGCAACCTACGTTGTACCAACTCAAGATACACTTGATTGGATTAAGGCATTCAACGAGTACATGCAAGGGTCACGTCCAAGATACTTACCTTGTGTAATACCACCTAAAGATTGGACATCAGTCAAGGGTGGAGGTTATCATGGACATGACATAGATGAACTACCTATTGTAAGGAGAAAGTAATGGGATTAAAGACACACCTAACTAGACTATCTGAACAAGACTTGACTGCTGAGTATGCTTGTCTCAATGCACTACAACAAACTGAGTGGAGAGTTAATCAGAATGTATTCAAAGTTATACGTCAGATGTGGGACAATGGACAGGAGGTAGGTAACTTACCTGCAAGGGAGGACACACCTCTACCTAACTACCACTTCAGTAAAGAACCTAGTGAGATGAATGATGAAGAGAAGTCTACCTTTAGGATATGGTCACGTAAACGTGCTGAGATTTACTCAACTAATAATCGTAGTGTGAGTAAGAGGATACAAGTTGAACGTACCTTACAGGTAGCAGAACAGTTTGCTAAGTATGATAAGTTCTATTACGTATGGCAGAATGATTTCCGTTCACGTAAGTATGCAAGCAGTACATTCCTCACACCTCAGTCAGCTGATTGGAGTAAGAGCTTGTTAGAGTTTGGTTATCCTGTACCTATTGATAACTGGGATGATGCAAGGTGGCTGTGTATACATGGTGCAAACCTGTATGGTAATGATAAGATAACGTTAGACAAACGTGAAGCATGGGCATGGGACTACGTAGATGAGGCACATAGGATAGCAGATAATCCTTATGACAATAGAGCTTGGCTTGATGCAGACAAACCATTCCAGTTCCTAGCTTGGTGTTATGAGATGTCAGCCTTAGCTAAGTTTGGTTGGGGTTATGAGAGTAGGTTACCTGTCTCAGCAGATGGTAGTTGCAATGGATTACAGCACCTCTCAGCTATACTAAGAGATGAGGTAGGGGGTGTAGCTACTAACTTAATATCTTCTGATGTACCTCAAGATATTTATACACAGGTAGCTGACCAAGCTATACAACGTATACGACAGGAGGATACAGAACTGGGTAGGAAATGTTTAGAGTTTGGTATTGATAGGAAGTTAGCTAAGAGACCTGTTATGATTGTACCATACTCAGGTACTAAACATGCTTGTCGTGCCTACATAGAAGAAGCTATCAAGGAGAAGATAAAGGAAGGCACACCCAACATCTTTGGTGATGACCTATTCAATGTCACTCACTACCTAGCAGGTCACATATGGGACAGCATTAGTGGTGTGATTGTGTCAGCACGTAAGGTGATGGACTACGTTAAGAGTGTTGGAGATGTGTACTCTAACATGGGTAAACACATGGAGTGGGTAACACCTACAGGTTGGTTAGTTATGCAACAGTATAATGAACTACAACAGAAGAGGATAAAGACACACATCAATGGTGAGGTAGTATCTCTATCCTTTCCTAAAGATAAGGAAGACACAGTTAATAAGCAGAGGACAGGGTTAGGTAGTAGTCCTAACTTCATCCATAGTTTAGATGCCTCTGCTATGACACGTACTATTAACGAAGCTACTAAGGTAGGTATTGTAGACTTTGCTATGGTGCATGACAGCTATGGTACACATAGTAGCATGATGCCACAGCTATCTGAGATACTACGTGAACAGTTCGTTAGTATGTATGAAGAGCATGATGTTCTTGATGAACTCAGGACTCATGCAATCAAGACTCTAGGTACTGAGGATGTTCCTCTGCCACCAAGTAAAGGCAACCTAGATATCCGTAACGTATTGAAATCAGAGTATTTCTTTGCTTGATTTCTAAAGTTACAACCTAGCCAGTTGGCAAAACAAATAGCAATAAGGAGTTATATATGCTAGTAATAAAAGGAAAGTCCCTATGGGCAAAAGTCTTTGAACCTGATACAAGGTTCGTTGATGATGGAGAATATTCTACTTCAGTAATTGTACCTGAGGCAGAAGCAGCACAAGTTTGTGAACAACTAGAAGCACTCATCGATGAGGAGTTCAATAAGGTTGTCAAGGAGAAGCCACAGCTAAAGGCAACCCTGTCCAAACGTCCTGTAACTGAGCCAGACTTTGACCAAGATGGTAATGAGACAGGTAATGTTGTATTCAAAACTAAACTCAAGGCTAAGATAAGAGGTAAGAATGGTCAAGCATACTCACAAAAGGTTAACGTTGTAGATGCTAAACGTAACCCAATGTCAGGTGACCAGTTGATAGGCAATGGCTCAGTTATAAAGGTAGCTGTTGAACCTGTAACCTATGTGATGCAGTCTACTAAACAGGTAGGTGTGTCCCTCAGACTTAAAGCTGTGCAAGTCATTGACTTGGTTGAACATGGTTCATCTTCTACTGATGCTATCTTTGATGAAGAAGAAGGATTTGTTACCAAAGCTATAGCTAAAGATAACTCTGCAATCTTTGATGATGTAGATACTGAGGGTACAGCTAGTGACGAAGGGGACTTTTGAAGCAAGGGTCATTGCAGACCTAGTAGCACGTGACAT